TATCTCCAGCATTATGTGTTGCAGCTGTGGTGTTTCTTACACCTCTTGTAACACCAGTTAATTCACTTCCAGAAATACCTGTGTAAGATAATTCTTCAGAACCTATTTGAACATAGTTAGTACCTGATGTTGGAAATAAAGCACTGTCTGTTAATTCAATACCTGTTGTTTGAACAGCGTTAATTGAATTTACTAAAGTAGTTGTTGCTTCACCTGATACTGTTCCACCCCATTGACCTAACCCATAACCGAATCCCGGTAACTGTTGAGAAGGTCCTACAGGATAATAATGTTGTACTCTTATTCCTCCAGATAAAGTTGCTCCTGCACCTGTTTCAGCTGTAGGCATTGTAATAGTTAAAGTAGTAGATGTTGGTATAGATGTAACCATAAATTTTTTATCATTAAAATCTGCTGCGGTATAATCTGATCCAGTGATTGCTGTAAAATTATCTAAAAGAATAATGTCATTTGCATTTATTCCATGATCTGTACTAAATGTAATTGTAACAGATGTTGAACCATTAACTGTGGTAAATGCATTTGTTAAAGTAGTTGTCGATTGAATTGGGTGAATGTCATAAAATATACCACCTGTGTAAGCGTATAATATTCTATTAGTTCCTATGATTGCAAATTTAGTACCTGAATTATTAACGATATGATGCAAGGCTCTGGCTGCACCAGTTAATTTATTCTCACCTAACTGTGCCCAGCCACCTATCTTTTCAGGTGTACCATAACGAAATCTTACATTATCCCCATCAACCCATTGTCCCTCAGCAGTGGTTTCTGTAATCTGTTTATTGAACCCTGGTTGAAAACCTATTTTTTGTAGCATATAACCTCATTGTATTACATATTCCTTATTGGTGGAACACCTAATAATGGTCGTTTATCGAACTTATTTTTCTCAGCAAAAGGACCATTTCTGTGGTTATAATGTAGAAATACTTGTCCACATACTTGACCTTCAAATGGTTCTCGCCAATGTTCTAGTTCGCATCCACTATATACTAGCATGTCGCCTGGATCAAGTAATACCTTTGTGCCCTCTGGGGCATTGGGTTTGTGTATTTGTTTATATTCATCAATAACTGAATCTGCACCGGTACCGTCAATAAATATAGGCCAAGGATCACCACCTAAGTTTAAAGTAGTAGATATTTCACAACTAGGTCTATCTTTATGTCTTCTTAATATATCACCTTGTTTGTATATTCTTGCATATGAATAAGTTGGTACTAAATCAAGTCCTGTCTCTTTAGCCATTACGGGTAACATCTTAACCAATAAGGTTTCCATAACTTGGTCTGCATAATGAGAATACGTATTAGGAACTTGTTGATCTGTCCAAGTACCGAACATACCATTGTCATAAGTTATATTATTTTCATACATCCATTTAACTGCATCACGTTTAAGTAAAAAATAGTTAAATATAAAATTAGCGAGTTCGTAGCTAACTGCTTTTTTAATTACTTGATATTTATTGAAAGCCATCTTGTATAAAATTAAATGAAACTGATATCCTTATATCATTTGTTTTGTTGGGTTCAACACAATGCCATAACCAAGCAGGAAACATTATTATTCTTCCTGGTACGGGTTCTAAATGTGCTTCTCTCCATAAATGTTTTGGAGGTTTACCTGGTTTTCTTGCAGGCATCATTGTTTGTATTCCTGGTCTTGGATCATTGATTGCAAGGGTGCCTGAATCTTTATTACCTTTTACATAATAGACACCACTAAATAAACAATTAGGATGTACGTGTGGTCTGTTATATCCACCAGGATAATTAATATTGGCCCACATATTGCCTAACATTGGTTTTCGATCTAACCATTCTTCTTGGTATATTTCTTCTTGCATTTTATATAACTCTTGAACCAGTTGCTGATATTCAGGTTTTAAATGCATATCGGTTGTTGAGTGCCAACCATTCATATTCGTTTTCTTTACACCTTGATCTTGTCTACTCCAATTTACAATATGATGTTCTAAAGCTTGATTATCTAATTGTACATCTTTACCATAAACGGTAGTTGGGAAAAATTGTTCTTTAATCATCTAAACGGTTTACCTCCAAACCAAACCACAAGAGATTGTCTCATACCTCGTCTAACAGGATTCACTCTATGATTTAAAAATGATGCAAATATAATTGCGTGACCTTGTTTAAGTTCTGCAAATTTACCTGGTGCCATTAATTCTAAATCTCCACCTTCAAACTCTGATGGATCATTCAATAATAAAGTCATTGATATTTTTCGCACAGGCGGTTCGTGTTGCATATTGACATCACAATCCATATGCCAATCATAGAATCCTCCTTCTGGATATTCTGTAAATTGTGCATTCTCTGTAACTCTAATATCTCCAAAACCAAAATGATTTTCATTTGCTTTTTGTATAAATGAATGAAGGTCTCTATACATATGAGGCATTTCATTAAATGGAATCCAACTAATTGTCGTAACTCTTTTTTTAGTATCGACACCTCCACCCGGTTTATTCATACCAACTTGTGCAGTTTGTGGTTTTTGTCTTCTACCACATTCTATAATCTGTCTACACTGGTCTGGTGTAAATAATGGTGTAGTAGTTTGTACTATCCAACTTTTCCATTTTGGTTCTGTGATATGCATATTCTCGTACATTAAGATACTCCTCTATTTTCAATTGGGTTATAAGCTACATCACAATTTGCAGCTAATGTTCTTCTTATACCTGGTCCATTGAATGGATACACACAGTGTCTCATATCATATGGAAAAATATAAAAATCTCGTTCTTGTACATTCGGTTGATAATCTATATTTGCAAACTGACCACTAGCTGAACCTAGTATTTGTAATCGTCCGTTTTGTGGTTGATGTGCTGATGAATATTCTACTCCATAAGATTCTGGTAATTTTAAAATCATTACAGAAGATAACCCTGTATATAAATTACCCTGGTGTACGTGCACTGGATTATATTCGTGTGCTTGCATTTGATTGACCCAAATAGAATTTAAATGCATATTATAATTTCTAATTTTATTCCATTTTAAATAATGATCATACTTTTGCATAAACCATTGAGTTACATTTTGAGGTAGTAAATTATGTCGTTGCATTTTAGATTGATCTTCACCATCATAAAATAAACTGTGTTCGTTATGTATTTTACCAACCAGCTGTTTATTAGCAGGATGTAAGTTTTGAAAATTAGATTCATAAACGTGATTAATAATATTAAATACATCTAATGGTACTTGATACTTTAATACCGATTGACCTAGAAATATAAAATTAAAATCGGATGTGTCCATACTTCTGTCTTATTCTTTCAGGTATTTTTTCAATATAGGGATTGTATACCATTCTTACTTTACCTGAAAATAATTTATGCATATTACTACCAACAACCCTATCATCATAAGATATACCATTTACACAAACCTGACTAGGGTTTTCAAAATTATGGTTAAAATAAGGTTCTTCTAAAAACTCATATATTTTTCTAAATTCTTTTTCAGGATCTGTAACAATATCATTATATTTCACAAAATGACAAATATCAGGATAATTGAGTGCATTTTTAATTGCCTCTAAATCTTTTGCAACTGCACCATCTTTATTCATAATCATTCCAAGTTTTTCATCATCAGTATTTAAATTATATCTATTTGGAAAGGCATCAGGATTTTCTGTATACCATTGCATATAAGAAGCAAGAACATCCATTAAATCTCTTAATAATACTATTACCTTAAAAGGTCTCTTATAATGTTTTTGCATTAATCCAAAATTACCAGGAGTCATTACAGGACCACGATCAATAATTATTCTTTGAGGCCAATCTTTATAATAATTATCATAAACAGAATCTAATACGTTATTTAATGATTTTTCATCAGGAAAATTTTGAAAGACATCCGTTTGTTTTAATAAAAACAAATCTTTCATTATCTCTAAAGTTATTGAGTTAGCAGTTGCTGCTATCTCAGGATTTTGATTCATTAATGAAGCAAATAAAGTATTACCTGATCTAGGAAGTGCAACTAAAAAGAATAACTTTTTATTCTGATTTTTCTTTGGCTCCAAGTCCATTTGTATTATTCGCTATTGCTTCTTTCTTTTTATGGTAAAGCATTTCACCAGATTTTTTAACTCGTTCAATAGTTTGTAATTGACCAAGAACATTAAATACTTCTGGTTGAGATGATCCAGATGTTAAGGTCTCTGCTTTATTTTTCATAATTAAACCGTAAGAGTCTAATTGATGTTTGTTTACATCTTGAGTATCAAATGATCCATCATCAAATTCTTTTTTAAGAGTAGACCACAATTTGATTTCTCTCATTCTGTCTTTAGCAACAAGTTGCATATTAGCAACTGCATATGTTTTTTCATCAATATCAATTTGAAGAAGTTCTCTTTTTAGTTCGTCCGTTTCTTCTTCTAATTTCTTTTTTAGTTTTTTTAATTTCACTTCATTTCTTCTACATTCAAAAGATAATGACATTAAATTTTCTAAAAATACATTTTGTTCTCTAACACACTGCCAATATTTTGCAGCTTTAGTTGGATACTTTGCATCCTGTAAAACAGATATTCGCATTTCTGTTTCAGTTCTAAACACTTGTTTTTTTGTCCAAGTATCTCTAAGCTCTGATGTCATTTCTTTAAATTCTTTGACATCATTTGGATCAAGCAAATTATTTAAACTTGGTGCTTCTTTTTCTATAAGTGCGTGTATATTTCTTTTTTCTTCTGACATTATAAATCCTTTCAGGTTTTTAATGGTATATACTATTTTAAGAAGTAGTCAAGGTTGAAGCAGTTACAACTTCTGTACCGCCTGTAAATTCTTCGGTTGCAGTTAATGGGGAAGATCCACCTATAGATAAAGCTGCAGTTTGTAGACCTGTTCCTGCTTGTTGATTATTAGCAGTTCCTAAAGAAGGACTTGTTGACCATATAGTACCATCCCAAGATTCTGAATTTGAAATGGTCACAGCACCATCGTATCCCCCAAATGATAAAGCTGCTGTCTGAGTGCCTGCACCTGTAGAAAGGTCTTTTGCTTGATTCATTGAATTTACGGTAGTCCAACTTGTACCATCATAAGATTCTGTTGCTGAACTTGTACCTGGTGCTCCTGGTGCAGATGAACCTCCAAATACTAGAGAAGCTGTTTGAAGACCATTTTTTGAACTTGCAGCAAGTGACCTTCCAGTATTTAAATTATTTCCTTCACTCCAAGATGTGCCGTTATATTCTTCTGAAAATGCTACTCTACCTGTACCCCCAGCACCTAAAGCTGCAGTTTGAGTTCCTGACCCTCCAATATTTCCTCTTGCATTAACTAAATTACCACCAGCTGTCCAAGAACTTCCGTCATATTCTTCTGTTGCAGCTGTAGCTCCTGGTGCAGCATCAAAACCACCAAATACAAGTCCAGATGTTTGTGTACCAGCAGCTCCTGATAGATACCTTCTAGCGGTGCTTAAATTACCACTTGGCGACCAACTTGAACCATCATAATTTTCTGTATTAGCAACTCCTAATAAAGTAGGAGGAGATCCATAATTACCACCAGCTAAAGCAGCAGCAGTTTGTATTCCAAATCCACCTGCTGATTGTCTTCCAGTATTTAAACTTCCACCAGCGGACCACGCTCCAGCTGTAATTGTATTAATGTTCGAGTTGTATTCTTCGGTTAAAGATGTTGCTGCTGTTATGTAACCACCAAAAGCAACAGCGGCTGAATTATTAGCTGCTGCACCTCCGTGTTCATATCGACCTGTTCCCATATTTGCAGTTGTTGTCCAATTTGTGCCATCATAAATTACAGTTCTTGTTCCTAATGCTACTCCTGATGGTCTTAAATCTCCACCCATATAAATTGCTGAAGTTTGTGTTCCGCCACTTCCAGCTGCTCTTTGAGTTGAAGGTAAATTATTAGCCGATGTCCAAGTAGATCCATCATATTCTTCTGTTGCAGATGAGTTACCAGGAGGACCTACATCTCCACCAAAAGCTAATCCTGATGTTTGTGTGCCTGCTGAACCTAAAGACCTTCTGGCTGTATTTAATCCTGTAGGATTTGCAGTCCAAGTTGATCCATCATACTCATAAGTAGCATCAACCACAGAAGGGGGAGTTGGAGTATTTCCTCCAAAAAGTAATCCCGCTGTTTGTAATCCTGTTGCTGCTGCATTTCTTGTTGCTGTTGGTAAAGATCCTGATGCTGTCCAAGCCGAACCATCATAATTTTCTGTGTCTGCTATAATTGCATTAGGAGGAAATCCAACTCCACCTGCTATCCAAGCAGCAGTTTGTATTCCACCACCTACTCCATAATATCTAGCAGTATTTAAATTTCCACCACTAGACCAACCTGATCCATTGTATTCTTCTGTTAAAGATGTTGTTCCGTATCCTCCAGCTCCTATTGCATCAGATTGACTTGCTCCTATACCAGGATCAATAGTGTATCTAGCATTTGTCATAGGCGCACTACTACTCCAAGCTTTAATCTGTACTAAACTTTTAAGAACACCTTCAGTCGAGTTATACCACACCTGTCCTTCGGTTGACGTATTTAACGTTGGATCCGAAGCTAAATATTTTACCCGTGTACCTCTTATTCCTGAATACTCTGTCATTTAAAAAATCCTTATGGAA